GACAAAGCTCAAAAATATATATATATATTTTTGTTGCTCCTAGCTTCGCTAGATTCCGCTTGACACCAATCCTAGGTGCATAGTGTCTACGTGCTGCCGCTTTGCGGCCAACGGCATTTTGCTGTTGGATGCTAATTCGTTGGCATCAGTAATTGTGGCACTTTGTCACTCTTTCTTTATTACTTTGAGTTTGTTTGTTGTGTAGTCGTTTGTTAAACAGCGTTGGACTACTGTAGGGTTAAGTATTACCGGTCGCACCACCCGTCAGTGGACAGAACTAACCAATATAGCACTCCTTACGTCTCGCCTAGAAAGGATACTTCCCAAGCAGGGGGACCAACACCGAGTACTCCACAGGATAGGCATTGCCAATTAGGCGTAAGTGATCTAGTTTGGTCGTATTCTGTTGCACGAGTAATACACCCATAGGAGTGTGGAATCCTATTCTGCAGCTCCACGCTGACTAACACTCTGACCATGACGAAAAACTCATTTGATGTTGGCAAGGTTATAACTTTGCCTAAAGTGATCCCACCACCATTGCAGCTTTTTATAGCGGTGGCTGCAGCGGATGAAGGTCATCCTAATAAGCTAAACCGTTTAGCCGGTTATACACTTAGAACTGGCAATGTAGTGCCTGGTGTACAGGTATTGGATCCTAAGACAACCCTTACCGGGTTTGAAACTATCTTTGGTGTTCAACCAACTCTTCGTGCTATTGGAAATCTTCTTGAGAGTGCACGTACTGATGGTTGGGTTAATTCAAAGGACTTTATGGCTGTTAAAGCCAAAGAGCTAACATTTACTGATGATGTTTTGCGTGTTATGATTCGTCATGGTGCAGCAAGAATTCCATTTCTTGCATCCTTGGCTTTGTTTTACCGGCTGATAAATATTAATGTTAAGGATTTGTATTTTATTGCTGAGGATGTGGCAAGGGAGCTTGCCTATTCAGCTGACTTTTCAACTGTTTTGGCGGATGTTAAAACAATTGAATGTATTCACACAGATGGTTATTTAACCATAAACATTAATAAGCTAGGTAATAAATTTACTTCTAGCTTAGTAGCTCAGGCAGAACCTACTAATGGTTCCCTTACTTTTGGAAACTTTGTGTTGTGGCCTCGTGCTACAGCAATTAAGGTGAATGATGAGTTTTTGCCTTTTGCTGGTAAGGCAATTACTGCAACACAGGTTGGTAATCCTTATGATGAGGATGTTAACCTTTTGCCTGATTACCAACAATTACCTGTTGATGTGGTAGAGGGCACTGTTGTCACTGTGCGTGGCTATAAGTACATTAAAACAACTGCTGCACCTCCTCTTTACTATCCTATAGTGAAGGGTGGTGTATTGCCAGTTGCTCTAAAACAGCAGGGCTCTGCAAGTAAGAAACTTAATGTTGTTTTTCATGCATCTCCCAATGATGTATTGTTGGCTTTTATACAGCTACAGGAATTTTTAAATCGTTCTACTTCATCAACATTGGATGTTGTTTCTAAAGATGTTTATGAAGTGGCACCTGATGTAACTGTTACCATAGGTCCATCAAAACCTGGTGACATTGTCGTTCATGATGATGAGGAATATTTGAAGTGTTTTTTAACACCTGATGTTCCTCTTCTTTACAAGGTGTTTCAAACTGAGTCTTGGGCAAAGGTAGCTGTCATGTGTTCTAACATTCGTGTTAGAGTTTCAGACACTTTGACAGGATTTTTGACATTTTTACAATGTTTGTGTGATAAATTACCCACACTTGTTGGTGTGGTAAATTGTATTATACAAGCTCTTGAAGAACTTTCACTTTTTGCTGCTGCAAAAATTTCTAATATTAGACTTACCTATAAGGCAGGGAGTCTAGTTGTTGATGCTGTGTCTAGTGTGGCAACTCTTTGCCAGCCCCTTCTAGACTTTTTGACACCATTTTTGAGCAAGGTTGCTAATTTTGCTACTTATGCAGTTGGCAACTATATGCTTATGTTTACTTCAGTTGGCACATTTTTGTTGAATCGTACCAAAATTTGTGCTAACAAGATACGGTATGCAATTGACTATGCGGGTGTTTATCCCGTTGTTGAAGCAAAGCCTAAAATTCAGTATTGTGATGGCTTGACACCCGTTCATGCCAAACCAAAAGCTGAGTTGTTTCCTACTGATGTTGTGTTGGATAACACAATTATTCAGATGGCTTCTGATGGTCAACATCTTTACATGTTTGACGGTACACAAGCACATGAACAGGCATTCTTAGCTGGTGTTTCTGATGACATAACAGTTAGTTATGTTTGTGATGTGTTTTCTGATGAAGTCAATGAAGCTATTAATAGCACATTGTCGTCTTATGAATTAAACTCTTTTGTTGTGCCTTCGGATGCAACTGCAGAGTTTATAACACAACAGTGTATTGCATCGCTTGTTGATGCAATAAATGATTATCATCCTGAATATGTTTTGTCACTTATGGATGATTTACAAGTGTGTTCATCTTTTGATGATTTACCTTTGGCTTCACATCATATTCCTGATAAGCTTGAATTGTATGTTCAAGCTTTGGATAATGATGATAGTGATGATATTAATGTTGATGAAGATGATTGTCATTTTCAGGACACTGCAGAAGATGATGGTGGTGTTATCCCTACTTGTTGGGTGATACCTGAAATACCATCTTTTACTAAGGCTGATGTAACGTCTGTTGACGTTAAGCCTGATGAAAAAGCCCAGGAATTGGATTCAACTTTAGTACAGAAAACTGTTATAGTAGAACGTTTTACTGTGCATGACCTTAAAGCATTTGATTTGAAGTTGGATGTTATACCAGAAGAATCAGATGTTGATGTTAATTCTATGGAGACTTCAGATGTTTGTTCAGAATGTTCCGTTGAATATTATCAGGACGCATTGGATGATGACACTACAATTATAACAGATGAGTCTGATGTTGTTTTTCAAGATGAGCTTTTGGCCACTGTTGTAAACCAGTGTTCTCAGGTTGATAATAATATTCCTGAGATCGCAAAGAAACCTAATTCTCCTACTGTTGTAGAGCTAGTTGTTGCTGACTTGAAAACTTTAAAGTATGACAATAGTGTGTTGGTTAACCCAGCTAATGAATATTTGAGACATGGTGGTGGAGCTGCAGCAGCTATAGCAAAAATGGCAGGTCCTGACTATGTTAAATATTGTGATGAACATGCACCCTTTACTGGTGTGTTAAACACACCTGCTTTTGATGCAGAGAAGTTAGGTGTTGCATGTATTTTACACGTAGTACCCCCTCGTGGTACTGATTCTAATGTGCAGGAAAAACTCTATCTGGCTTATAAAAGCTTGTTAGTAGAACCTGCACATTATGTAATTCCAATATTGGGTGCTGGTATTTTTGGTTGTAATCCAGTACATTCACTTGATGCCTTTCGTAAGGCTTGTCCTCCCAATATTGGTAAAGTAACACTTGTTACTCAGGATGATAGACATCTTCAGGCTTGGGATGCCATTAATAGAGTAGTTGTACAGACAACTAAAGATTTTGATCAGGTCACTACTCAGCATCTCACCCCACAGGGTGTTTTAGATGCTAATTTGTATGATGGTCATGATTTTGTTTTGGAACCAAAGCCAAATCATGTTTATTTAGCTGTTGATGATGTTATACAAACTGCAGCTAATGATTTAGACTTGACATTGTCTCAGTATTGTATGTATTTGAAGAATTGTCAGGTTCGCTGGACCACTAAACGTGTTAAAGGTCTTGTTCACCTTCAACAGCAGAGTAACAATTGTTTTGTTAGTAGTGCTTTGAATTTTTATCAAAACACTCACTATAAGTTTAGACCTGTTATAGATGCTTTATATCAGGAGTATTTGAATGGCAATCCTAGCCGTTTAGTAGCATGGATATATGCATCTATATCACAGAGTATTGGAGAATTAGGATGTCCCCAGCAAGTTTTGAATTTGTTGGTTTTAAATTCTAATTCAAAATTTTCAGGAGTCACACATTGTTGTAAGAGATATTTTACACATGATGGTGTCGTCGCCAATGTTGAAGAATTTGACTTATTACAGTCAAAAGTATATTGTGTTCAGTGTGAATGTTGGACAACATTCGATGCTGAACAAACAGAAGGAGTTATTACTGTTGGGCGTACTTCAGGTCCAGCACCTACTCATGCCATTATGTTTGGCAATGCTCATTGTTGGTATACTGATGGCCGTAAATCTGTGAATGGCTATGACATTCAAGCTGATGTTGTTGCTATTTATCATAAATTTAACAAGGTTCCCGAGCAGACTGCAATGCTTGCTCAGGTTTTTGAAACTTCAAATAAATATGAAGTTTTAAAAGTAGATCCTGTTATTAATGATGATCAACTTCAGGATGTGGTTGTTACAATTCAACAACCTGCAGTACCTAAATGTGAGGTTTTGCAAAATCCTAATACAATAGATTTGTTGGATGTTTGGATCAGAAAACCGACATTTTTGTTGGTTAAATCTTGGTCCGTTATAGGTAAAACCTTGTTCAAAGCAGGTAAGGTTGTGTTTTTAAGCACAAGGATTCTTAATCGTATTTATGAATATTTGTGCCAGATAGGTGCAGTTGATCGCACTGCTAAGTTGTCATTTAACTTGGCTTATAAGTGTGTGAAATCTGTTTGTCCGAAACCACAAACTGTTGGTAGAGTTGTTAAGGGTATGTTTTATTCTTTTAGAACTATACTTTTAGCAATGGCTCCATTGTTGCTGTTACCTGCAGTTACAATATTGTTGCGTGCAGGTGTACAAGTTTTTACTTATTATTATGCTAAAACAGGTTGGCCTTGTAATTATAATGGTACTATACCATATGATTACCAGTCTTTCTGTGTTGGGCAGCCATTAACATGTATGGCATGTTTTGATGGTTATGACTCATTGCATTTATATCAGCATTTGCATATAAATCAAGTTCCTGTTAAAGATATTGATTATACTACAATTGCTGCTTTTATTGTTTTATTAGTGGCTAATGCTACATTAGCACTAGTTACAACTATTATAATATTTTGTGTTAATTTTTATAAATTTACCTTACCGTTTTATGGTGTGGTAATTTTGGATTATTATAATACATTAACTTTTGTCTTTGGTGTTTCATACACTATTAGACTTATAAGATTTTTTAGGCATGTTAGTAAGGGATGTAAATCTCCTACATGTACTATTTGTTCTAGGATACGTACTTCACCTACTATAACTGTTGAAACAATAGTTCAGGGACGTAAGTATCCATCTACTATTATAACTAATGAAGGTTCTGTTGTTTGTAAACAACATAACTTTTATTGTAAGAACTGTGATGCTATAAATCCAGATACTTTTATACCTGTTGAAGCAGTAGAGTCTTTAGCTAAAGTAACTAAGCTTGATGTTAAATCTACTGCACCAGCTTATGTTTTAGCTCGTGACGTGGAGTGTCAATCTGATGCTATAGTTGCTCGAGCCATTATTGGTGGTACACATAAAGTGTGTGTTTCTAAGTATTCTGACGTTAGAACTGTAGAGGCATTGTTGAAACCAGTGCCTCTATATTCTTATACATCAGATGTTATAATAGCTGTTGATTTTGATAATAGTGGTAGTTTACGTACTGCTAAAGAATTGGCTGTTGTGTTGTCTATGGACCTTAAACGTACTATATTTATTATAGATCAGCATTATAGTAGGCCTATAGATAATTATACTGAAGTATGTTCTCGTATAGAGAAATATTTTACTATAAATAAGATAACACCTACTGGTGATATCTTTGTTGATGTTAGAAATGCAACAAATGGTCAGGTTACTGATTCTGCCATAAATGCAGCAATTATAGCAGTAGAACGTGGTTTAGATTTTACTATTGATGAACCTAACCATGTGCTGCCTCACTATGCCTTTGACTTTTCTTCACTTAGTGTTGAAGATCAATCTGTATTGTTAGATATGGGTTGTGTTAAAGGTAACCTTAAGGGTACCAATGTGGGTGTTGTTCTAACAGCCAATTTGGTTACTCGTTTAACTCAGCAGGCATTGCGTGTTATTAGTAATGCAGCATCACGTAATGGTGTAACTTGTTCTGTTACGCCTTCTACAAGGGTTTTGAGGGGTAACATAGTTACACAACCTTTTGCTCGTATTAAAGCTGGTAAGTTTAGTAATCAAAATGTTAAACTTATAAAGCTTTTTGCAGTTATAGCTTTTGTGTATGTTGTAGCTTTTGCAACTTTTTATGTTGCTAATGGTCTCACATACAACACAGTTCCAACTGTTAAATCAGATATTAAAGTATCTGGGTTTTATCTTATACGCGATGGTGTATTGGATACTATAAGAGCTGAAGATGATTGTTTTATGAATAAGTTTTTAGCTTTTGATAGTTATATACAGAAACCTTATGTTAATAGTCCACAATGTCCTATTGTTGTGGGTATAGCTGATGTAACTGGTTTGTCTTTACCAGGTATACCAGCTGGTGTTATACAGCGTGATGGACTTATATTGCATATATATGAGCAATCATTGTATGATAAATTGTTGCGCAAGTCTCTAGTAGATGGTGTTTTAAACATACAAACTAGAAACTTGTTTAACATAGGTAATAAAATGGTTGTAGGTTATACGCAGCATGAGGTTGTTACTGGTGATTCTTATTTGTATTCACCAGCATTGTTTAATGCTAAGTGTACCTTTTTATTGTATAATAATAATAGGACACTTTATTGTTATGATAAAGTTGATGTACCACATAAACTTTATTCAGATGTAATTCCACATGTAGAATATAAGGCAGTGGATCTTAATGGTGATTATGTTCCTTTCAAGATTCCAGAACAATTGTTTTATTATCCGCATGTAGTAAGGTATGTTTCTAATAACTATTGCCGTATGGGACATTGTTTTAGAACAGACCCGGGAGTTTGTGTATCTTTTGTGGATGCTTTTCCATATACACAAAATGATGTTTATGGTGTTTATTGTGCCTCTAATGGTTATAAGTTAGTAACCAATTTGGTTTTAGGTACAATAACAGGTATCCATGTATTTACTTCTACGGCAGCATTGTTAGCTTCCACAGGAGTAATTATCTTTTGTGTTATATTTGCACTATCTTTTCAGCGACTTTTTAAAGAGTATACAGTTTTTGTTGTTACTACTTTAGTAGTTGCTGTTTTTAATATAATTGGTATCTTTTTGTTTTATAAGATAACATTATTAGCTATAGTGTATTATGTTGTTTATGTTTATATAGCACTATTAGCTGCACCCGTTAAACGTAATATAGCATTATTTTATTTGTGTGTTGTATTTATACCACACATAACTAATATGCAATTATTGTGTTTAGTTATTTGTGGGTTTTTGTATGTTGTTTATAACTATGTTTATATAGTTACTAAAACAAAAGGTAAATTTAGTTCATTTTTAGATGCAGCTAAATCTACTTTTGTTATAGACAATGACAAATATGTGTTGTTGAAAGATTTAGCAGGACCAGATTATGATCAGTATTTGGCATCATATGTAAAATATAAGTATTTTACAGGTACTGCTTCTGATAAAGACTATGATAAAGTTTGTATGGCATTTTTGGCTAAAGCTATGTCTCTTTTTAGAGAAGGGGGTGGTACACAATTGTATACACCACCTAAATTAGCAGTAGTTCAAAGTATTAAAATTAAGTTGCAGGCTGGTATAAAGATACTTTTACATCCTTCAGGTATGGTAGAACGATGTATGACATCTGTAACATATAATGGATCAACACTTAATGGTGTTTGGTTACACAATATTGTATATTGTCCTAGACATGTTATAGGTAAATATACTGGTGATCAATGGCAACTTATGGTTTCTATTTTGGACTGTAATGATTTTATAATAAAATGTCCTACACAAGGTATACAACTTACTGTACAGTCAGTTAAGATGGTAGGTGCTGTTTTGCAGTTGACTGTGCATTCAAGTAATGCTCATACACCTAAGTATGAGTTTACTCGTTTAACACCAGGTGCATCAATGACTATTGCTTGTGCATATGATGGTATTGTTCGTAATGTTTATCATGTTGTTTTACATTTGAATAACTTGATTTATGCGAGTTTTTTGAATGGTGCATGTGGAAGTGTTGGTTACACTGTTAAAGGTGCAACTTTACATTTGCATTATATGCATCATTTAGAATTTAATAATCAAACACATGGTGGTACTGACTTCCATGGTGTGTTTTATGGCCCATATATAGATGAAGAAATTGCTCAACAACAAATGCCAACACAGTATTTTACTGATAATGTTGTAGCTCAAATTTATGCCCATTTGTTAACAATAGATAGATCACCGAAATGGCTTGCTCGTCAGGCTATTTCTGATGAGGAATTTAATAGATGGGCAGTTAATAATGCTTTTGCTAATTATCCTTGTGATAGTGCAAACTTGCCTTATCTAACAGGCCTAGCAGAAACTTCTAAGGTTTCTATAGGACGTGTATTAAACACTATTATTCAATTAACACTCAATAGAGATGGAGCTCTAATTATGGGACATCCAGATTTTGAGTGTGATTGGACTCCTCAAATGGTGTTTAATCAAGCACCTATAAATTTGCAAGCAAGTGTTGTTTCAACTTGTTTTAATTGGTGTTTAGTAGTTTTGTTTAATATGGTATTGTTTGCTTTGGCATTAATACATATTTTACCTGTTAATATGTATGTAATGATACCAATGATTGCTGGTTGTACAGCTTTTATTGTAACCATTACTATAAAGCATACTGTAGTGTTTTTGACAACATTTTTGTTGCCAACACTTGTTTTATTTGTTGTTTTGGCACCAACTATTTGGGTACCTAACACATATTTACGTTATATATATGAGTGGATAATAGGTTACACTACATATGATAATTTTACTAGCTATACATTTTGTTTGTATATGTTAGTATATATTATAGTAGCTATTAATTTTACCTTACGTAATGTTAGGTATAAGGCTACATCTTTAGTTGATTTTTGTTTAAAGTCTTTGCAATATGGTTATACTTTACGTATAATGTATAGACTTTTTACAGAGACATGGGATGAACACTTGCTGTTTCCTGCAGTAGCATTATTGTCTTCTCATCCTATGTATGCGGCAATTTGTTGGAAGCTAGCTGGTAAATTTATTTTACCTCTAGTTATACCTGATTTGGCAGTTCGCATATGTGTGTATTTCCTTTTGGGTTATATATCATGTATGCGTTTTGGCATTTTTTGGTTTATTAATAAATTTCTTGCACTACCTATAGGAACATATAAATATATGGTTTCTATGGATCAACTTAAATATATGATGGCGACTAAAATGTCACCACCCCATAATGTATTTGAGGTTATGACTACTAATATACGTTTATTTGGTATTGGTGGTCATAGAAATATAGCTATTTCTACTGTTCAAAACAGAGTTTTAGATGCTAAGGCTACTGCTGTTATTGTAGCAAATCTGCTTGAAAAAGCAGGTGTTACTAATAAGCATGTGGTTTGTAAGAAAATTGTTAAATTGCATAATGATACACTTAAAGCTGCAACTTATGAAGAAGCTGAGACAGCTCTTGTTAAATTGTTGGCTCATATAATTGAATTTTTACCATCTGAACAGGTTGATGAATATTTGTCGATGGTGAATAAACCTCGTGTTTTAGACGAGTATATGGATGTGTTAGTTCAGAATAAGTTTGTATTGCAAGCTGTAGTTGATGCTAACATACATATGGATTCTTATAGAATATTTAAAGAGGCTGAACAGGCTTATAAAAAGTCTGTTGAGCTTAATGAGCCTATTCAGGAGCAGAAGAAAAAGCTTAAAGCTGTTAATATAGCTAAATCTGAATGGGAACGTGATGCAGCTTCTCAGAAGAAGTTAGAGAAGTTAGCTGATGCAGCTATGAAGTCTATGTATTTAGCAGAGCGTGCTGAAGATAGACGTATCAAGTTAACATCAGGTTTGACTGCTATGTTGTATCATATGTTACGTCGTATAGATTCTGACAAAGTTAAAGCTTTGTTTGAATGTGCAAAACAATCTATATTACCTATACATGCCGTTGTTGGTGTGTCTTCTGATGCTCTTAAGGTTATATTTAATGACAAAGAGAGTTATATGCAGTATATTACAGGTAACATTCTTATATATAAGGGTGTTTCCTATAATATTCTTAAAGTTACTTCATTGGATAATTCTCCTATAGAGGGTATACCAGAAGAATATCCTGTAGTTGTTGAAACTATTAAGGTTGGTATTCCTAATATACAAAATAATGAGTTATGTTTGCGTAATGTATTTACAGCGCAAAATGTTGCTTATGATATTAATGGTAAAGAAGAAACCACTAAGTCTTTTTATGTGTCTCGTACAGGTAAGAAGATATTAGTTGCTATTACATCTACTAAGGATAATTTGCAGACTGTTGTTTGTCATACTGATACAGGTAAAACTGTGTTAGATTTAGACCCACCTATGAGATTTTCTCATGTAGTTGGTGGTAAACAATCTGTTGTTTATCTTTATTTTATACGTAATATTAGTTCACTTAATAGAGGTATGGTTATTGGCCATATTTCTGGAACAACTATATTGCAGGCTACTGGTACTCATGTCGAGTATCAAGAGAATGCATCTCTTTTGACTTATTTAGCATTTGCTGTAAATCCTAAAGAAGCCTATCTTAAGCATGTAGCTGATGGTGGTAAACCTATACAAGGTGTTATTCAGATGATAGCGCCTATAGGTTCTGGGTTTGCTGTTACTACTAAACCACAACCTAATGAAATGCAATATTCATATGGAGGTGCTTCTGTATGTTTATATTGTAGAGCTCACATTACGCATCCAGGTGTTGATGGTCGTTGTGTATATAAGGGCAGGTTTGTTCATATTGATAAAGATAAGGAACCTGTTTCTTTTGCGTTAACGCATGAACCTTGTAATTCGTGTCAGCGTTGGCTTAACTATGACTGTACTTGTGGATCTGTTTTGCAAAATACAGCTTATTTAAACGAGTAAAGGGTTCTAGTGATGCCCGTCTAGAACCCCAACAGTCTGGCACTCAGCCGGATATTGTAAAAAGGGCGTTTCATGTACATAATAATATAACTTCTGGTATATTTTTAAGTACTAAAACTAATTGTGCTAGGTTTAAAACTCAGCGCATTAATTTGCCAATACCTAATAGTGGTGTTGTTGATTTATATTTTGTTACTAAGCAATGTTCTACATCTTCTTTTGAGTTAGAGGAGAAATGTTATAACTTGTTTAGTTCTGAATTTAAGTCTACTGATGATACATTTGGTGTTTTAGCTAAGACTGAATTTTTTAAGTTTGATAAAATACCTAATGTTAATAGACATAATTTGACTAAGTATACTCTTTTAGATTTGGCTTATGCCATTAGACATTTGTCTACATCTAAAGATGTTATACAGGATATTTTAATTACCATGTGTGGTACACCTCAAACATGGTTTGATGACCAATGGTTTGATCCTATTGAGAATCCAACATTTTATAATGAAATACATAAATTAGGTGTTATACTTAATAGGTGTATTTTAAATGCTAATAAGTTTGCCTCTATTTGTCGTGATGTAGGATTAGTTGGTATACTAACTCCTGATAATCAAGACTTGTTAGGGCAAATTTATGATTTTGGTGACTTTATAGTTACTCAACCTGGTAATGGGTGTGTTGACTTGGAGTCATACTATTCTTATTTAATGCCTTTAATGTCTATGACTCACATGCTTAAGTGTGAGATGTTTGACATTGATGGTAATTATAAAGAATATGATGGTTATCAGTATGATTATACTGATTATAAGAAATATTTATTTGATAAATATTTTCAGCATTGGCGTATGCCATATCATCCTAACACAATTGATTGTGTTGATGATCGTTTTTTATTGCACTGTGCAAACTTTAATGTTTTGTTTGCTATGTGTATACCTAATACTGCTTTTGGAAATTTATGTTCAAAAGCAACTGTTGATGGACATACTATAATTCAAACTGTAGGTGTTCATTTGAAGGAATTAGGCATTGTTCTCAACCAAGATGTTGATGCACATATGTCTAATATAAATCTCAACACTTTATTACGTTTAGTGGGTGATCCTACCACTCATGCTGTAGTTGCAGATAAATGTGTTGATTTAAGAACCCCTTGTCAGACTTTAGCAACAATGTCTGGTGGTATCACTAAACAATCTGTAAAGCCTGGACATTTTAACCACCATTTCTATAAGCATCTTATAGATTCTGATATATTGTCTCAATTAGACATAGATATACGCCACTTTTACTATATGCAAGATGGTGAAGCGGCTATTAAAGACTACAGTTATTATAGGTATAACACCCCCACTATGGTTGATATTAAGATGTTTCTATTTTGCCTTGAAGTTGCAAATAGATATCTTGACCCATATGAGGGTGGTTGCCTAAATGCTCAGTCTGTAGTTGTTAATAATTTGGATAAATCTGCTGGTTTTCCATTTAATAAGCTTGGAAAAGCTCGTAATTATTATGACATGTCTTATGCAGAACAAAATCAGTTGTTTGAGTATACGAAAAGGAATGTTTTACCTACGTTAACTCAAATGAACTTGAAATATGCTATTTCTGCTAAGGATAGAGCACGTACTGTTGCAGGTGTTTCTATTGTTAGCACTATGACTAATAGACAGTATCATCAGAAGATATTGAAATCTATATCATTAGCTCGTAATCAGACTATTGTTATTGGAACTACCAAATTTTATGGTGGTTGGGATAACATGTTACGTAAGCTAATGAATGGGATTAAAAATCCTACTCTTGCTGGTTGGGATTATCCTAAGTGTGATAGGTCAATGCCCAACATTTTACGTATAGCTGCCTCTTGTTTATTAGCAAGGAAACATACTTGTTGTAATCAGAGTCAGAGGTTTTATAGATTGGCAAATGAATGTTGTCAGGTTTTGTCAGAAGTTGTAGTTTCTGGTAATAATTTGTATGTAAAACCTGGAGGCACTAGTAGTGGTGATGCTACAACTGCTTATGCAAATTCAGTTTTTAACATACTTCAAGTAGTGACCGCTAATGTTGCTGCATTTTTATCTACATCTACCACATCACATTCTCTTAAAGAAGTTGCGGATTTACACCGCAATCTTTATGAAGATATATATCGTGGAGATTCCAACAATAAAACTGTCATTGACAATTTTTATGATCATTTAGCCACTTATTTTGGCTTAATGATATTATCAGATGATGGTGTAGCTTGTATTGATACTGAGGCAGCTGCAAATGGTGTGGTTGCAGATCTTAATGGTTTTAGAGACGTTTTGTTTTATCAGAATAATGTTTTTATGTCTGATTCAAAATGTTGGACTGAAACTGATATGACTAAAGGCCCTCATGAGTTCTGTTCTCAACATACTGTTTTGACAGAGCATGAAGGTAAATCTTATTATTTACCATATCCTGATGTGTCTAGGATATTGGGTGCATGTATCTTTGTTGATGATATTAACAAAGCAGATCCAGTTCAAAACCTTGAGAGGTATATATCATTAGCTATTGATGCTTACCCACTTACTAAAGTATCTCCTGTAAAAGGTAAGGTGTTTTATTTATTGTTGGATTATATAAGAATATTAGCTCAAGAGTTGCAGTCTGGTATCTTAGATACTTTTCAAACTATGACTGATATGTCTTATGTAAATAATTTTGTGCAGGAAGCATTTTATGCTCAGATGTATGAGCAGAGTCCTACTTTACAAGCTAGTGGGACTTGTGTAGTGTGTTCTTCACCTACAATTTTAAGATGTGGTGACTGTATACGTAGACCTTTGCTGTGTTGCGTTTGTGCATATCAGCATGTAACATGTACAGATCACAAACGTGTCATAGCTATAAATAATTATATTTGTAGTGTTGACAATTGTAATGAAGATAATGTAGAGAAATTGTATATTTCTGGTACATCTATTTATTGTGAAAATCACAAGCCAACTTTATGTATACCTATTGTAGCTAATGGTACAGTTTTTGGTATATATAGACATACTGCTAAAGGTAGTGATGACATAGATTTATTTAATATGTTAGCTACTTCAGATTATAGTACTGTTGAACCTTATAAGAAGGCCAATAGAGCACCTATATCACTTATGTTATTCGCGGCTGAGACTATTAAAGCTCGCGAAGAATCAATAAAGAAATCATATGCATCTGCTACGGTAAAAGATGTTTATGACCAGCGGTTTATTAAGTTGGTTTGGGAGCATGGTAAGAAGCCTCCTCCCATAACTAAGAATCATATATTCACTGGCTACCACTTTAACAAAAATGGTAAAACCCAAGTTGGGGATTATATTTTAGCTAAGTGTGATGGCGGTGATTCTTATACCTATAGAGGTACTTCTACATATAAACTACAAACTGGTGATGTTTTGGTTTTAATGGCACACGTAGTTACTCCTTTGTCAGCACCACCTGTGCTTGCTCAGAGTAATTATACGCGTAAAACACTTATACCAGATTCTGTTAATGCATCATTTTATGTACAGCACTTTAAGTCATATAATGATATTGCTATGCAGAAGGTTACAACTGTTTTAGGTCCTCCAGGTACGGGTAAATCTACCTTTGCTATTGGTTTGGCTAAATATTTTCCAAACGCACGCATTTGTTATACAGCATCTTCTCATGCTGCTATCGATGCTTTGTGTGAAAAAGCTTTTAAGACACTACCTGTTGAGCATTGTAGCCGCATAGTACCTACGCGTACTACGGTTGATTGTTTTCAGGATTTTGTCGTAAATAATACTACTTCACAATACATCTTTTCAACTATTAACGCTTTGCCAGATATAAAGTGTGATATAGTTGTTGTAGATGAGATTTCAATGCTAACTAATTATGAGCTTTCGTCTGTAAATGCTCGATTAGTTTATAACCATATTGTTTACGTTGGTGATCCTTATCAATTGCCATCACCGCGTACTATGTTGACTACAGGTCATTTGTCACCAGCTGATTATAATGTAGTTACTGATATAATGGTACATACTGGTGCTGACGTTATGTTAGACACTTGTTATAGATGCCCTAAAGAAATTGTCGATACAGTTTCTAAACTAGTATATGACAATAAGTTGAAAGCTGCTAAACCTTATTCCCGTCAGTGTTATAAGACCATAATTAATTATGGCAACTCTGATATTGGGCATGAGGGGCAGTCAGCTTTTAATGAACCTCAGTTACAGTTTGCTTTAGCTTTTAGAAAGTTTAAGAAATGGGATAATGTAACTTTTATTTCACCTTATAATGCTATGAATGTTAAAGCAGCCATGGCTGGATTTTCTACTCAGACTGTTGACTCGTCTCAAGGGTCTGAGTATGATTATGTTATATTTTGTGTGACTACAGATTCAGGTCATGCACTTAATATGTCTCGTTTGAATGTTGCCTTAACTCGTGCTAAAATTGGTATTTTGGTAGTTTTTAGGCAAGCAAACGAATTATATCAAGAGCTGCAGTTTGAATCCATTGAGCCTAGCCTCGTAGGTCAAGAGGGAGTACTCCTGAGGACGGACCGACGCAGTACTGCCTTGGCGAAAAGCGGGAGTACTCCCGTGAAGGTTCAGTGTAGTGAGAATGAAACTCAGGGAGTACTTCCTGGGGGTGAGACGAGTACTCGCTCACTGACTTCTCTTTTTAAACGATGTGGCTTTGATTATAAAGGTGTTCACCCAGCTCATGCACTTACTTGGCATGATTGTGGACCTGATTATAGGTGTAATGAACCCTTGGCTAAATTAGTTGGTGTTGCAGATGGGACACCTATATCATATAAAACCCTAGTGTCGGCACTTGGGTTTTTGCCCTCTTTAAACATAGATGAGTATCATAATATGTTTATTACAAAGGACGCATGTAGAGTATATGCCCAATCTTGGGTTGGCATAGATGTTGAAGCTGCTCATGCTGTTAAACCTAATGTAGGTACTAATTTACCATTACAAGTTGGTTTTAGTACAGGTGTTAATTTTTCTGTTGTACCTGAAGGTATTTGGATTGATGAACATGGCACTTGCAGCGATGTTGTACCAGCCAAAATACCACCAGGTGAGCAGTTTAGACATTTGCGTAAGGATATGCGTATAGCACGTCCTTGGAAAGTAGTACGTTATGAAATTGTGGCTCATTTGGCAGAGCTTGCTCCGCAAACTGATCACATTTGTTTTATAACGTGGGCACATCAGTTAGAATTGGCTACTATGCGTTATTTTGTTAAAATAGGTAAAGAAGAATTTTGCTTTTGTGGCAGAAGAGCCTGTTTTACAAATAATAAGGCTTTTTATTGTAAGTCACATTATAATGTTGACATACCATGTGATTATGTGTATAACCCGTTTGTAGTTGATGTAGCAACTTGGGGTTATACTGGTAATTTATCTAGTAATCATGATGCTTTTTGTACGTATCATGCAAATGCACATGTAGCATCTGCTGATGCTGCTATGACAGTTTGTCTAGCTATACAAAATTTGTTTTCTAGTGTTGACTGGAGTTTGGAATACCCAGTAACACCTGAACAAAGTTATTTGAATAAGGCTTGTAGATTAGTTCAGGCCAATTATTTAAATATACTTTTAACTACAACTAAAGCTAATGTAGTCCATGACATAGGTAATCCAAAAGGTATACCAGCTGTTCGTAAAGCTGGTGTTAAGTATCATTTTTATGATATGAATCCTTTGGTTAAACATGTTACAAAACTTAAGTACAAACCAGACATGGAACCTCGGTTTGATGGTTTAACTATGTTTTGGAATTGTAATGTTGATAGTTATCCTGCTAATGCTTTGGTTTGTAGGTATGATACCCATAAGCAGAAGCATTTGATTGGTCCTAATGGCAGTGCTTTGTATATTAATAAGCACGCTTTCCTTACAGATGCTATGCAGTCTTATGCTACTCATAAGCTGATGTTGGCTCCTCTAGTTTATTATTCTACTACTGATTGTAGTAAGGATCAACCTATAGTTGTGACATATAGAGACTGTGTAACCCGTTGTAATACAGGTACTACTGTATGTTCAACTCATGCTCTTGAGTATCAGAATTTTATTCAGGCATATAATGTTATGTCCAAAAATGGATTTAATGTTTATATACCTAGAAATATAAATGTTTATAATTGTTGGTTAACTTTTGCTAACCTTCAAACTATTGAGAATTTAGCTTATAATTGTTATTATAAGAATTATAATGCTCATAATGATGGACAGCTTGATGTTGTTGTTAACAATAATGCTGTTTATGTTAAAGTTAATGACAATTTAGTTAAATTGTTTGATAATAAAACTAATTTGCCTGTGTCTGTGGCTTTTGAGCATTATATAAATAGACACATGCGTACATTACCTACGACGCAGTTATTATCTGGTTTAGGTGTAACTGCTACTCGTAATTTTACTATTTGGGTAAATGACGATTCTGCATTTCCCAACACTATAAACATTTCTGTTTATACAGATTGTGATCCGCAAAACCATGTTGTTCTCTGTGATGATAGATATGGTACTGATTGGTCACAATTTAACCAATTTAAGAATGCTGTCTTTTTAACTGCATCTCAAGTTAAAAAGTACCCAGCATTTGTTTGTACAGCTTTGACAATTAATAATGTTCCCGTTGAAGGCGAGAAATTATACATTTATTGCCGTGTTAATGGTGAGTTTGTTACCATTGATACTATTTGTACTCAGGGTCGATTGCTAGATAAGTTTACTCCCAGATCTAAAATGGAGAGTGACTTTTTAACAATGGACCAATCAACTTTTATTGATACCTATAAGCTTCAAGACTTAGGTATCGACCATATAATTTATGGTGATGATACCAAACCAATCATTGGTGGTACTCACACATTTATATCATTGGTACGAAATAAATTTAATTGCCAAATGGTTTCACATATTTATAATCCTGTTCAGAATTGTGTTGTAACGTCTACTAGTGCTAGCACTAAAGAGGTATGCACGGTTTTGGATATTTTACTTGATGATTATGTTGACATTATTCGTAATGCGCATAATAACTATACTACTAAGTCTAAAGTTTTTAGTGTTACTATTGATAACCAGAAAGTTAGTTTTATGCTTTGGCATGATGCTAACGTTCAAACTTGTTATCCTATAGTACAATCATTAACTAATGGTTATCAAATGCCTTCTGTTTATAAATCATTAGTTACTGAACTCGAACCTTGTGACATTCCTAATTATCATGCCTATATTCCAAAGGTGCCTGGCGTAATTAAGAATGTAATTAAATATAGACAACTTTTTAATTATATAGTCAAGAAAGATAGGTTGGCTGTTCCACATAATATGACTGTTTTACATTTGGGAGCGGCATCATTTGATGGTGTAGCCCCAGGTAGTGCAGTTATTAAACAAATGTTTCCTGAGGGAACTGTTTTAATAGACTTGGACATTAGAGATTTTGTGTCTGATGCTAACCAAGTTATTGTTACTGATTACAGAACATATATGCCACCACATTATGTGGATGCTATATTTTCTGATTTGTATTGTAATGATGATATTCATTTCTTTGACAATTTAATTAGAATAGTTCATGAGCGCTTAGCTCTTGGTGGTTCTATATTTGTAAAGGTAACTGAGCATTCATATTCTGCGGCTCTCTATGAGTTAGCAGGTTATTTTGATGAATATCAGTTATTTTGTACTGCTGTAAATGCTTCATCTTCAGAAGCATTTCTATGTTGTTTTAATTATCTAGGTTATGCAAAATATAACATAGATGGTTATAATGCACATGCAGCTTATATCAAATGGCGTAATGAAATAGTGTTGACACCAACCTATTCACCATTAGCCGATATAACTACCACTATTGTCAAGCTCAAAGCCACACCTGTTGTGTCTAAGAAAGAGCTAGATAAGAAACCAATACTTAATTATCTCGTTGCTTCTGGTAGACTTCTTGTAAGACCCCCAGAATGCAGCGATTTGTATTAACTATTTTATTTGTTAACTGTGTTTATGCAAGTTTTGCAGACACAATATTAGATACTTTGACTTTTCCTGGATTTTCCAGTAAAGTTTTTAAGAGACCTAAAAGGCTTGCACGTGTTGCTAGACAAATGCAAGAACTTACGGATCAGATTATTTTAGATAATAATTTAACCCGTAATTTTCACGTTACTAATCAGGGCAATATATATGGTGGTTCGTATCTATTGTCCTATATTACTAATAATTCATATCCTATTTTTGGGGTTTACCGTTCATATCAACCTTTGTTGGTTAGATGTGTTTTTTCCTTTTCTATGAATGGTAATATTACAGGCAATGGTAAAGATTGGGTTTACACTTTTAACCCGTCTACTACCAATGGTAACTGTAATTCCCCTTTACAGAATAAATATAATGGCACAGTTGATGCCATTAGGTTTGTTACTAATTTTTCAGCTTTTTCTTCTGAAATTACATCTTTTATTTTTAGAGGTGAACATGAAGTTTCTTTTTCATGTAGTAACACCTCTAATGTAACTGCACATGAACATTTACTTATTGTAAATGCAACAACTTTTAAGTCTAATAGTAATATTTTATATTGTTATTTTACTTCCAATTTTAATGGTACATTATCTTCTTTTTATGTAGGTCCATTTCCACCTAATATTGCGGATGTTACGATTTTTAGATCAGGCAACATTTATGTTAATGGTTATTACCTAGGTTATATAGGAATGTCCATACATAATTTTTCAACACATCATGTAGGTTTAACTTATATGTCATCGTTGAGAGGTATTTTTACAGACCAAGTTGATGTACTTGTTAATATTAGTAATTCAGTAATTACCAATATAGTTTATTGTAATCATTCTTTGGTAAACCAAATTAAATGTCAAAGACATTTATTTGATTTACCAGATGGTTTTTATTCTTATTCATCAGTGTCGGATGTTTCGGTGCCTGAAACAGTTATATTATTACCTAAGGAAGTTACTTACTCTCGTGTTAAGTTAACAGCATTTGCTGAGGGTAATATTTTTGATGGTGTTAGTTTGTCTAGTCTTATACTCTCTGAGAATAAAACTAATTCTAACACCACTTTTAACGATACTATATGTGTTGACACCACCTATTTTAATTTTTATTTAAAATTTGCCTGTGGTGGTGGTTCTTTTCGATGTTCTTTATCTTGCAGATCAGCTGGTTGTCCCTTTGATCTACAAGGTTTAAACAACTATCTTTCTTTTGATCACATATGTTTTTCATTACTTAATAATGGTGGTTGCCCAATTCAGCTTTTAGCTTATTGGGGATCATCTTTTTCTCGTGTATTAGCTACAATTTATGTTAGCTATTCTCCTGGTACCAGAATTACTGGTTCTAAAGACTATCGTTCTGGTTTTATAGATCAATCTATAGTCACTTATAATGAGTGTACTAATTATAATATATATGGTATTACAGGCCAAGGTGTTATTACACAATCTGACCTTAGTTTACCATTTGGTTTATATTATACTTCTTATAATGGCGATTTAGTCGCTTTTAAGAATCTTACTAATTCTGTTATATACACTGTTATGCCTTGTCATCTTTCTAGACAAATAGTAGTGTATAATAATACGTATATTGGTACTATTGCTTCTCAAAACCATTCATCTAAGTTTGGTTTTGAAAGCTTGATATCTACTCCAACTTTTTATTATTATTCTAACAATACTAATTGTTCTAATCCTGTTCTCACTTATGGTGAGTTAGGTATCTGTTCAGATGGTGGTATCAAGCAAGTTTTATTGGAAACTGATGCACCACCATCTATTACACCAATGTTTGTTGGTAATATTAGTGTACCTACAAATTTTACTTTATCTGTTCAGAATGAATATTTTCAAATTCAGTCTGAGCAAGTTGTTATTGATTGTGGAAAGTACGTTTGCAATGGTAATTATCGTTGTTTACAGTTACTTTCTCAGTATACTTCAGCATGTTCTAACATTGAATCCACTCTTCATGGTGCTATTCAATTAGATAGTGTTGAAGTTTCTAATTTAATAACTACTTCAAAATCTGGCTTTAATTTAGCTAATATTTCTAATTTTCAGTCAGATTTTAATTTTACTATGTTATTAGCTGATCAACCTCGTACTTTTTCAGCTATAGAAGATTTACTTTTTAATAAAGTAGTAACTAATGGATTGGGTACAGTAGATCAAGATTATAAGAAATGTTCTAAGGGTCTTGCTGTTGCAGACCTTGCCTGTGCCCAATATTATAATGGTATTATGGTTTTACCTGGTGTTGTTGATGCCCAGAAATTAGCCATGTATACTGCTTCACTTACAGGTGGCATGGTTTTTGGTGGTGTAACAGCTGCTGCGGCCGTACCATTTTCTACAGCTGTTCAAGCTAGACTTAATTATGTGGCGCTACAAACAAATGTTTTGCAGGAGAATCAAAAGATCCTTGCAGAATCTTTTAATAGTGCTATATCTAATATTTCATTAGCATTAACTGGCATTACTAATGCTATTGAACAAACTTCTGAGTCTATTGTTACTATGGCTAATGCCATTAACAAAATTCAGACAGTTGTTAATGAACAAGGCGAGGCCCTTTCTCATTTAACAATTCAATTGTCTAATAATTTTCAAGCTATATCGAGTTCTATTCAAGATATTTATAATAGACTTAGTATAGTTGAAGCAGATCAACAAGTTGATAGACTTATTACTGGTCGATTGGCTGCTCTTAACGCTTATGTTACTCAGTTAATAAACCAGTTGTCTGTTATTAGGCAATCTCGTGAGCTTGCTAATCAGAAAATAAATGAGTGTGTTAAGTCACAGAGCCAGCGTTATGGTTTTTGTGGAAATGGTACACATTTATTTTCTATTACAACAGCTGCACCTAATGGTATTATGTTTATGCATGCAGTTTTAGTTCCTACTGCTTATCAAGAGGTTGAAGCTATAGCTGGTATTTGTGTAAATGGTACTAAAGCCTTTACTCTTCGTGAGCCTATGCTTGCTCTCTATAAATATGGAGGTGAGTATAGAATTACATCTAGACGTATGTATGAGCCTAGGCTTCCTACAATGTCTGATTTTATACCTATACAATCTTGTATAGTTCAGTATATTAATGTTACGCAGGAAGATTTACCCAGCATAATCCCTGATTATGTTGATGTAAATTCTACAGTAGATAGCATTATTAATAGTATTCCTAATGTTACTTATCCTGATTTAGATATTAGTATTTATAACCAAACAATACTAAACTTAACTCAGGAAATAACTGATTTACAGGGTAAAGCTAATAATTTATCAGAAATTGCTAAAGAATTGCAGCAATATATTGATAATTTAAATAATACTCTAGTAGACCTTGAGTGGCTTAATAGAGTTGAGACATATATTAAGTGGCCATGGTATATTTGGCTACTTATATTTTTATCCCTAGCAACCTTTGTTTGTATAGTTGTTACTATATTTTTATGCACTGGTTGCTGTGGTGGATGTTTTGGTTGTTTTGGTGGCTGTTGTGGCTTATTTCGTAAACATAAGTTTTATGAAGAAGATACAAAACAGACACCAGTCTTTTTCAAAGTTAAGGAATGGTAGATAATTGGGATATCACTATTCCTGGCGATTACGTTATTGCAGCACTTGTTGTTATTTGTGTTGCAGTATTTCTTTTGTTTATTAACACTTGTTTAGCTTGTATTAAGTTAGTATATAAGTGTTATAAGGGTGCTACGGTACTCTTAAATCCATTTATAATATTTTCTAGTAAGGTGGATCCAGAATCTTCGGAAGATTTTGTAAAGATACACCAATTTCCTAGAAACTCTTTTAGTGTTTAAGATGGCTTCTGAGAGTTCTTATCAGCTTCGTGCTGTTCAAGAATTTGAAGAGTGGTCTCTTATAATATTTATATCTATAATATGGGCATTATCTTCCATTTTACAAGGGGGTTATGCAACACGTTATAGATTTGTTTATGTTATTAAACTAGTACTTTTGTGGCTTTTGCAGCCACTTACTTTAGGTTTTAGCATATATGCAGCTGTGTATTTTGCTATGCCTGCCACTTATTTGAAGTTAACTGGTGAGTCTACTGATTATATTAACCAGACTAACGCACATTATCAAAGGAATTATCATACATCTAAACTTTACTCTCGTAAAGGTCTCGATAATTCTGAAACTATTGCTCAATTTACTCTAGCTATTCTATTTGCTGTACTTACATTTGTATCATGGTGTAAGTATATGTATGATAGTATTAGACTAGCTCTCAAAACTAAATCTGCCTGGTCCTTTTCCCCAGAAACTAGGCTTATTGCTGGTATTGTAGACATGATGGGCAATGGGAGGTGTGTTCCCTTAGACTACATGACGCCAATATTAGCACCAGTCATTAAACACGGTACGCTTAAGCTACATGGGCAAAAGCTAGCATCTGGTTTGAGCGTTAAAACTGTACCTAAACATATGGCAGTATTCACTCCTAGTGATACTTTCCATTATGTCCTCCGTAAAACTATTGAGAGTACGGAAGACGATAATATTGCAGTGCTCATATATCAGAGTGATCGTGCATCGAATGCTGGGCTTCACACCATAACCACATCTGGTTCTGGTAATTCCAGATTATATAAGTATATGTAATGTGTCGCTGCCATACTGAGCTGCGTTTTATATTAACTGCCTGTACTAATGGCAATTACACAGATAGAACACTTTACCTTGACAACTTTGATGTACAGGTTAATTGTTTTATTAATACACTTATGGTATACATTAGTATTAATCCAGATTCTATTAATGTATTACCTAAGTCAATGCTTATTAATGGTTACTACATTGTTTATAAAAATGGTACTTATGTTAGAGAGGACTATTTTACAAATTAATATAGTAATTAAAGACACCGATCCATAATGGCAACTCCAACTGTACCAGTTGCTGATGCCTCATGGTTCCAACCTTTGAAGGCTCAAAATAAGAAGAACACCACACCTTCATTTAAAGGTGATGGAGTACCGATCAACACTTCACTTGATCACAAGGCAGCACATGGCTATTGGCTTAGATTCAATCGTCAAAAGCCTGGTGGAGCTCAACTACCACCGTCCTTTGCCTTTTATTATACTGGCACTGGACCACGTGGCAACCTTAAATATGGTGAATTCCCTCCTAATGAATCCAAAGGTAATTCTAGGATTACCTGGGTCCATGTTAAGGATGCAGACACCAGTATTAAACCAAAGGTTGCAAAGCGCAATCCCCAGAACCCTAAGCATGCCTTGCTACCTCTTAGGTTTCCACCTGGAGATGGCCCAGCTCAGGGATTTCGCATTGATCCTTTTCAACCTCAGCGTGGAAGGGGAATGGAGCGTGGTCCTACTCAGAGATCACAATCAGCCAATCCTAGGCAAAATGATGCCGGGAATAGACGACGTGCTGCCTCTGCTCCCGGAACAAACCGTTCAAAAACCCATACTCATGCCATCCCGAAGAGAACTTTGCAGAAAGGCAAGACCATTTCAGCAGTTTTTGGGAAACGTTCTCCAGCAGGTTCAAATGTTGGCTCTGCTGATACGGAGAAAGCTGGCATGGCTGATGGACGTATTATGGCATTAGCTCGTCAGGTTCCTGGTGTTCAGGAGATGCTTTTTGCAGGGCATCTTAGTCACCAATTCCAGGCTGATGCAGTAACTTTAACCTGGACTTATTCTATCACTATTAAGTCAGATTCTTCTGACTATGATAGAATTAAGCAGGCTCTTGACACTGTTGTTGATCAAACTTATGAGGCTCCAATTAAGGAGAAGAAACAACCTGCAAAGCAACAGCCTAAGCAGGATAAACCTAAACCTCAAAGGTCTCCAAAGAAGCAGGATAAAGATTCTGGTAAAGTTGAGACACCTCACCCTGACTCAGCTCAGCTGACCTGGGATACATCCCTTGAGGACGACCTTGAGTCATTCTCGTAATGGGAAATCACCAGACCAGTATACAGAACACTGTCCAGAATACTCACATTAAAGCGTCTGAACATTCAAATGTTTCAACGTTAACCCACACTTTTTCTGAATTGCAATCAGTAATGCAGATTATATCACCTGTTCTCATTATTGTTTTGTCAATTTTACTTATTATATCATTTGCACTAAATATAGCCCTTGTTCGTAAACTACGGTTTATGAAGGCTAAACTTAGAGCTAGAACTATAGTCAAGCGAAAGTCATTAATAGATTCCGCTTGACACCTTATATTATGCTTGATTTTAAATCTGCTGCTGAGTCTATTGATTCAGTTTTGCTTATTTTATCTCAGGTTTTTAATCTTTCTATATATTCAGAACTTCAGGGTTGCTATTATATAGATGGATCCTTTTGGGAACAAGATTCCTGTGACGAGGAATCGGAGAGTGATGCAGACATATCCTCTGACGATGCATAATGTCACTATGGTTCCATCTTATTGTAGTAACACAGTTACACCCTGTCACATACCTAATGGGCAGGGACCTTACGGCCCTTATATCCAGGAGGCATTTTCTCTAATTTTAGATGAAATAGCTGACACTGGTGAATCACATTCTCCCCATGCTGCATTAGTTTTGGAGGAGTCAGGCAGTAAGGTTTGGAAAATTCACTGGCAAAGAGGAGGTGATGATGGTCCTGGGCACTGTATTACAGTGTTTCAAAATAGACCTGCAGGATCTCTTGATTGGCACGTTGATTTTACATCTCACAACGTGTTCACCATTACTTTGCCACCAATAATAGAGGATAACTGAGAGGCAATCAGACTTAGGTAGGATTGTCTACTCATGCACAGAATCACCTTTCATTATCTAACAGTGCATGAAGGTTAGATATTCCATTGAATGAACCGAGGCCACGCGGAGTACGATCGAGGGTACAGTTCAAAATCAACTTAATTGTTGAACCACAATTTATCTAGTTATGGAGAATTTAAAGGAGTGTACGACTGGTTCGGTGTAGCACTCGCTCTTTATGAGAAAGCGCCATAACTACATTAGTTGTGTGGGGGATGATTGGGTTTAATTCAATTGGCTTAAATTGGGGGAGGTAGCAAAAAAA